AAGTAAAACAAGTTGCAGAAAACACGGAACAAGAAACAGTAAAAGAAGAAACAACAGAACCAGAAAAAGTAGAAACAAAAAAACAAGACGAAGAATTAGAGGACTATAGTAAAGGAGTTCAATCACGTATTGCAAAACTTACTCGTAAGATGAGAGAAGCAGAACGTAGAGAACAAGCTGCTGTAGAATACGCACAAGCGGTAGAAAAGAAAAGACAAATGGATCAAGAAAGATTCAATAAAGTTGATTCTGATTATACAAAAAAATTTGAAGACAATGTAAAACTAGGAATGGACTCTGCGCAAAAAGAACTTGCAATGGCCATTGAAGCTGGTGATGCAACTGCTCAAGTTGAAGCTAACAAAAGAATTGCTGCACTAGCATTTGAAAATGCTAAGTTAGAGCAAAGAAAACAAGAACCAATTGTACAAGAACCTATACAATTATCAGACGGTGGTAGATTACCTCCTCAACCCACAACACAAGATTTACCAGCACCAGACCCTCAAGCAGAGGAATGGGCAGCTAGAAATACTTGGTTTGGACAGGATAGAGCAATGACTTACACTGCATTTGAGATCCACAAAGATCTTGTTAATGAAGGGTTTGATCCTCAATCTAACGATTATTATGCAGAAGTTGACAAAAGAATTAAAGTTGACTTTCCGCACAAATTTGGTAATACTGATACTAAGCAAACGAACAGGGCCGTTCAGTCGGTCGCTTCAGCTAATAGAAGCGTTAAGCCTGGTCGCAAAACTGTGAGACTCACATCTTCACAGGTAGCAATAGCTAAAAAATTAGGTGTGCCACTAGAAGAGTATGCAAAACAAATAAAACTCACGGAAGGAGCATAAGCATATGAAAAAAGACGAAACAAAAAAAGTAACTTCTCGTGCGAGCCAAACTCGGTCAAAAACTGAAAGACCAAAAGAGTGGGCTCCTCCATCTTCTCTAGATGCACCGACTGCGCCGGATGGATTCCGACACAGATGGATACGGGCAGAGAGTTTAGGATTTCAAGATTCTAAAAATATCTCTGGAAGATTAAGATCTGGATATGAATTAGTGAGAGCTGATGAATACAAAGATTCTGATTATCCTGTAATCACTGATGGTAAATACGCAGGCGTGATTGGAGTAGGTGGCCTTGTACTCGCAAGGGTGCCCGAAGAAATCGCGAAGGCAAGAACTGAATACTTTAAGCGTCAAGCTCAAGGTCAAGACGAAGCTGTAGAAAACGATTTAATGAGGGAAGAGCATAAGAGTATGCCCATCAATGTTGATAGGCAGTCTCGCACAACCTTCGGTGGCAAAAAGTAATTTTACTTAAACCAACGAATTAAATTAAACCGAACTGGAGGCCCTTAGGGGCAGGTTCATAAGGAGATAAAACTATGGCTAATAGACAAACAGCAGGATATGGTTTTAGATCAGCTGGTACTTTAGGTAATACACCTGCGGTACAAGGCTTATCTAAATACTTTATCGATGCTGCCGTTGACATTGATTTGTTTTACGGCAGTGCAGTATCAGTTACAGCAGGTTATGTTGTAACAGCTGAAGATTCAGCAACATCTGAATCTATTGGTGTTTTATATGGTATCTTTTATGAGGATGCGTCGACGTTGAAACCAACGTTCAACAATCATTATAATGGTGCTATTACACCAGCTACTGCAAAAGACGGTGGCGATATCGTAGCTTTTGTTAATGACTATCCTTGGCAAGTTTATCATGTTGCAACAGACGCAGCAGTAGCTTCGACTATTGCAGGCGCTCACGCAGTTTACTTAGATACTTTCGATGTAAACTCAGCAGCAGGTAGCACAACTACAGGTATGTCATCTAACACGTTAGATATCGGCGACACACACGCAACAAATAACACTTGGAGACTATTAAGAGGTGTTGAAGACCCTGAAAATGGGGACTTAACTGCAGCATATTGTAATGTTGAAGTTGTTCAAAACTTGAACCAATACATTGATAGTTCTGGGTCATAGGAATAGGAGAATAAATTATGGCAATATCACGACATCAACTCGTAAAAGAGTTAGAGCCAGGATTGAATGCACTATTCGGCCTGGAGTACAAAAGGTATGATAATCAGCACGCTGAGATTTATACTAACGAAACATCTGACAGAGCTTTTGAAGAAGAAGTTATGTTATCTGGTTTCGGAAACGCAAGTGTAAAGAGTGAAGGTTCTGGAGTAGCATTTGATAATGCACAAGAATCTTACTCTGCTAGATACACTCATGAAACAGTTGCTTTAGCATTTGCTATCACTGAAGAAGCTATCGAAGACAATCTTTACGATAGAATTTCTTCTAGATACACAAAAGCTCTAGCAAGATCTATGAGTAACACTAAACAAGTAAAAGCAGCAGCACCTTTAAATAACGGTCTACCAAGTGTAGATGGTTTTGATTCAGGTGATGGTGTTTCTTTGTTTAATACTTCTCACACAACTGTGAGCGGTACTAGCGTTAAAAACACACTTACAACACAAGCAGACTTAAACGAAACTTCATTAGAGCAAGCGATGATTGACATTGCTGGTATGACTGATGAAAGAGGTTTAAGAATTGCAGCTAAAGCAGTCAAAATGATTGTTCCATCTGCAAACCAATTCCAAGCTGAAAGACTAATGAAGTCTCAAGGTAGAGTTGGAACTGCTGATAATGACATCAACGCATTAGGATCAATGGGAATGATTCCTCAAGGTTACAGAGTGAATAATTTCTTAACTGATACTGATTCGTTTTACATTATCACTGATGTACCAAATGGTATGAAAATGTTCACTAGAGCACCATTGACAACTGCAATGGAAGGTGACTTTGATACTGGTAACGTTAGATACAAAGCTAGAGAAAGATACTCATTTGGAGTTTCTGACTTTAGAGGTATCTTCGGCGTTGAAGGTGCGTAATCAATAAAACTTTTTGTGGCCGGACATAGTTCGGCCACATTCAACAACTAATACGGTGAGAACATGAAAAAATTCCTAGTAAAAATATGGGCGTACGATCATTATGCAAAATTTGAAGTTTTGTCTGAAGATAACGCTATTGCTCTTGAACAATCAATCCTTGACAAGTTGGGAGAAAAGAGTATAAATTGGGAATATCTTGGTAATTCTTACGATAACCGAGTAAACAGAATAACCTATGAGGAGGTTGTTGATGATACAAGACCTATACAAACAAAAAAGGTCCTTGGAGTTGAAGTGGGAACAGG